GTACACCATGCCCGGGGCGGGATCCGTCCCGGTGGTGGTTTACACTAATGTGCTAATGATATACGCAACTAGAGCGACATTGTTGGTGATCAACAGTCCGACGCGGTGTCGATATACTAGGTGGCCGATGATACGGATAGTGCTAGTATCTTTCAAGGCTGTTGATTTCTTAGCCTGCTTTTTGTTGGTTGGTGTGGTTGGTTGGTCCATGGTGGTGGATCCTTTCTTTATAGTGTTTATTTCGTCCGTGGTTTTTGCCTAGGGTTTCCGGGGTTGTCTCTATGTGGTTGTGACGGTTCCGGTTCGTAGTGCTTATGCCACTGATCCCAATATAGCACGGATGTTTTAATAATGCAAGCATAATTATGCCCGCACTCCAATAAGTTGGCCGATCCCATACCGTACGCGGTCACTATTGCTAATAGTATCCAAATAAGTACCTATGATCCTATATACATGTCAAATGATGGAATTATAAGCAATGCGTGTAGTGCAACGAGTGTATGAATGATAGGGAATTATTGAATTTGTGGGCTTTTATGCGGGGCCCTGTTAATTGCACCCCGTGCGTGTTCGGTATCAATTCGCTAGATCAGGCCCCTATATTTTGCTATGTGTCGCCCAATATGTATTTTGCGACGTAAGACCCAATTAACAGGGGTCATAATGTATATGTTCGCGTGGTTACTTGACATATACCCCGGGCCCTATGTGGTATAGCTATCTTTTTTTAAGGGGTGATGTGTGGCGGTAGTATTCATGACCCCCTGGGGTGGTGTTCAATACCCCTACCCCCGGGGCACCGGATTTTGTGGCGGCGGTTGGGAACTACAATATTAGCCCCCCTCCCCCCGTGTGCACCCTATATTTTTTTCAACTACCCATTACAAAATTTTTTATAATTTTTTTGCGCGTCATAACTCTCACCTCTATAACTTTATGGATATTTGCGTGCAGAATAATGCGAGCATATCCCCCCGCGTGTGTAACAGATACAAATGAAAAATTATTATGCGATCTCAACTGAACGGCATATAATACAAAGAAAAAAGCCCCTTGGATTTGGGGCTTCTTCTATCTGTTAGGGCCTAGGATTTAGGACCGAGCGCCTAGTTTCCTGGCCTCACCGAGAATGTCACCACGTGACTCCACTGGGAGTTCCTGGCTATCGACGAATGAGCCGGTAGCTGGGTCGACTTCCTGGAGGACCACGGACTGGACCATGGCGTCGGTGATCGCTGCGCCTGCGTCGCTCGCGTTCAGCCAGTATTTCGCTTGATCGACGAGATCATTAACCGTCTCGCTCGCGGCCATCACATGATCGCCGTCACTCGCACGGAGTACCAACTGGAACTGGGGCGTTGGGTTATCCTGCTCTAATTCGGGGGTTCGACCTTCCGCTTCGCGGCGGTCTTCTGCATCGTAATCCATGGTGTTTCCTTTCATGCTTAATGCTAGGTCCATTATGGCACGATATGCGATAATGTTAGTGGACTTCCGAGTCCCTGGGTGTGGTTGCCCAGTTCTTGCCGGATAGAGCATAATGGTGGTATGCGATCCGGGCCAAATCGAAGGAGTCTGGCTGCGGTCGGGCTCCTTTTTGTTGTACAATTAGCTTATGGATAAGACCACCTTTCGCCAAAAGCTCCCCAAGTACATCTATACCCCGTACTACCAGCGGGCATTCCTGATGTTTTCGTCAGATGTCTATGGAAAATGGAGCGCTGGCTACTGCGTGTGGGTGGATCCTGATGAAAACGACCCCGCTGACACGCAGCGGTGTTACAACTACGGTCCTTACGTCAATGATTGCGAGGATTTGGACCAGGCAACAGCGCAATTATTTCAACAATATCTAATCTGGAAGGACCTCGAAGGTGGATTACACGGCCGTCGAAGCGCAAGCGCTTAACCTAGCTGATCAAATGATGGCAGAACGAGCCAAGGTGGATCTCTACTACCTGGCTTCTTACATTTTGGGTGGTGAGGGCGTGCTCGACCCCCGCGTTCACGGACCGCTCTGCCGCGCATTGCGTCCACTCATCTTTTACAAGAACCCCGAAGCCATCGAGGGTGTGGAATTCCCGTCGGATTACGGCCGGACCGACGACGAGGGGATGCCGAACGACGAGGAAAAGCAGGAATTCTTGGAATGGCTGGAGCAATTTAAGCCGGATGCCACCACAGGTGCCATCGAAGATAAGATCCAAATGCAGATCAATAAAATCCTGGCACTTATGCCACGTGGTACCCTCAAGTCTACGGTGATCACCATCGGATTTTCTATCCAGTTCAACCTCAACTTCCCTAATGGGCGTGTGCTTATCGGCTCGGAAACCTACACTAAGGCCAAAGCCTTTCTCGGTGAGATCAAGGATCACTACGAAAAAAATAAAAAGCTGCGTAGGATCTACGGGACCATTTACAAAAACGAGGATGGCTCCCCGATGACCCCAAACCAGAATGAAAAGTTTGATACCTGGTCCACAGAAATGATTAACCTGAGTTGCCGCAACCGGCCGCTCAAAGAGCCATCAATCGATTGTGCCGGTATTGGTGTGACGAAAAACGGAATGCACTACGACTTGATCCTGGGTGACGACTTCCACTCCGAGCTCAACACCAAGGAGAAAGAGCAGATCGATAAAGTGAAGGAATACTTTAAGCTGCTATTCTCACTGCTCGAGCCGGGTGGTTGTATGGCAATCATTGGTACCCGCTGGGACGACGACGACCTCTACCAGATGATCATCGACGATTACCAGGATATGTTCAACTTCATTACCCGCATGGCGATGGCTGACAATGGCGCCTTGTTTTACCCGTCCCGCCTGCCGCGGGCTTTCCTCACGAACATGCGCGACGTGGTGCAGGGCTCGTATCTGTACAGTTGTCAGTACCTCAATAACCCGGTGGACTCCGAGACTGCCGAATTTAAGCAGAGTTATTTCAAATCAATTGGCCGGGAGGAAGTGCAGAACGTGCCGATGAATTTGTACGGGTTGGTGGATCCATCGTACAAAGGCAAGCACGGATCCAGCGACTATGCTGCCTTCGGTATCGGTGGGATGGGTACCCGCAAAGAGATCTACATGCGGTACTGTTTCCAGGACAAGCTCAAATACTCGCAGATCTTCAACAAAATGGCGGAGCTCCAGGACCAGTGGCCTGCTGTCCGCTTCTGGTGGGTGGAAGCTATTGGGACCAAATCACTCGAGGATGACTTCGATCGCATGAACGACGAGCGTGTTGCCAAGGGGCTTCGCCGTCTCGACATTCGCTATAACCGTAGCCAGACCATGAGCAAAGAGGATCGCATCCGCGCATTGATCCCGCACTACGAACGTGGTGACGCTTATCACGTATCTGGTGGCGGAATGATCGACACCTTAGAGGGTCAGCTCAAGCGTTTTCCGAAAGCAAAAAATGATGACATGATGGACATGTGGTCTGGTATTCTTAGAGTAGGCACCCCGCCGCGGGCGCAACTCTCGGACGAGGACTTACAAAAGCGTAAGCGACGTAGTAAAATGCTAAGTAAACCAAGATCACCAATGACGGGGTATTAAAAAATGGCGAAAGCATCATCAGAAAAAACATCTCGAGCTGGGCACGTAATCAATTATCGTGGCGATAAAGACAATGCCAATGCTGTGAAATCTACCGAAGGGCAAGGTCACACGATAAAATACAAGCCGACCAGTAAGAAAGATCGCGACGCTCGCCGTCGGATTTTTGATCGTTTCGAGAAAATGCGTGATGACCCTATCCGCCAGGAAGCTGAGCGCGAGTGGGACCTTGGCCGCAAGATGTACCGAATGTGGGCACCGGAACGCACCGAGGATGATTGGGGTGCGGATGTTATTTTGCCGGATGGTTTCTCTGCCATCCAAACTCACATGCAGGAAACTATCGATGCCCGCTTCCGCCCCATGCTTGAGGGTGTTGAGTCTTCCGACGAGATATTAGCCCGCTACAACGACGCTATTTTCCAGCACGGCATGGACGTTACCGAGTTCGACGCCGAGACCACCAAGGCTCGCCGCATGAGTGCCATGATGGGCACCGCATTTACCCGTGAAGAGTACCGCTACGAAACCCGCGAGGTCATGGACCCTGTGAGCTTCGAGGCTGGTGAGATCAAGTACAAGAAAAAAGAAATTGTTGACTGGGATGACGTGTACACCCGATCAGTCCGCAACGAAAATGTTTATATCGACGAGTCTGCCGAAGACATCAAATACGCCAACGACTGGATCTACCGCGAGGTGTTGGATTATGACGTCTTCTGCGAAATGTACGATGGCTACCCTTGCTTCAAGGATGTCGACAAGGTAGTCCCCTCCGGCTCACTGTCACCGAACGTGGGCTTTTTCCAAATGGCGGGCGACATGGAAAAATCCGATGTCGAGGTTTTGCACTACGAGAACAAGCTCACCGACTCCTACGACGTACTCGCCAACAACGTGCTGATCCATAGCGGTCCGCTCCCGAACAAGCACAAGGAACTCTCAGTTGACGTCTGGGCGTTTTACCCTGTTGATGGCCAGATCTACGGCATGGGTATCCCGAAGATTATCTACACCCTCGTCGAAGAGCGCCGCACCAACCGCAACCAGCGGATCGACCGCGGCACCTTGCAGAACCACAAGATGTTCCTGCTTAACGACCTGTTCGATATTGACGAAGACGACCTGATGCCACGGCCTCACGGTCTCGTGAAGGTAAATACCAACGGATTGCCTATTTCCCAGGCCGTCATGCCGCTTGAATACGGCGATGTGCCTGTAAGTTCAATTCGGATGGATGAAGAGCTCCTGGGCGACGAGAGACGCGCACACGGCATGGGCGAGTCAAACAACATTGCGCCGGGATCCACAGCTACCCAGGCTGCGATCTTGAAGGAAGACACTCAGCGCCGTATCAACCTGATCAATACCATGCTTGCCTGGAACACTCTGATCCGCCTCGGCAAGAAAAAGTGGAGCAACATGTGCTTCTTCTACCCTGGTGGCCGCATGGAGCGCCTATGGGAAGACAACAAGTGGCGTGAAAAAACTGTTTACCGTACCGTCAAAACTCCTGGTATGGAATTCAAGGTGTATGGCGATCCTGATAAGGGCCAGAAAGTTGAGCTCCGGGCTCACGAAGTACCAGGCAAAGGCCGGGTTAAGCTCGATCCTACCTATGCTCGCTACATGAGCAATGATATGGACGTTGTGATGAATGCCGCTGCCATGGCAGTAGTATCCAAAGCTATCAAGCGCCAAGAGGTCAACGAAATGTTTGACCGCGTGATGAATAACCCGCTGCTCTCCCGCTACGTTGACGGCCAGAAATCTTTCAAGCGAATGCTCGGCATCAACGACGAAGATCCAAAAGACTGGATGGCCAACGATGGTCTCAGTGATCAGGATATGCGTGAGCTGGCTGAGAAGGAAAACATGCTGTTCCTCGACATGGTTCGGACCGGCAAGATCTTCATGCTTCCAGGAACCCCGGGCGCTACCGAAGCGCACACCGAGGTCCACCTTCGCTTTACTCGAGAAAAAGTCTACGACGATCTCCCAGAAGCAATTAAGCAGGCTGTGGCTCAGCACATCATGCAGGAGAATGAAAATAACCCGAACACCCAAAACATCTCTGAGCTTATCGGCGGTGCTGGTGCCGGGGGTGAAGGCGGGGAAGGCGGTGGTGCCGCCGTGCCTCCAGGTCTACCGGGTGGTCCAGAGGCAGGTGCTGGGATGGGCCCAGTCCCAGGTGCCCAGATTGCTGGCGGAGACGTAACCGCTGGAGGAGGCCCAGCCCCCGTACCAGTTGCATAAAATTTAATGGATAGGGTACAATGCGATTATGGCTACCAAGAAAAAACAACCACCGAAA